ATTGTATATTCTGATATCCTGGATATCTTCTTCAGCGTTGCTATCTTCTTCTGAAATACTATCTTTTTCGGAATTATCAACTTCAGATTCAGAAGTATCATCATTATCTTTATTTATAGATGAAATGTACCATTTATGATTTAAATTTATATTATTATAATTTGATTCATTTAGTTCAAAAAATTTTTTATAAATAGGAATATAATTTTGTGTTTTAGAGAGAAAAAGTGAATTGGGTTCTTCTAAACTTTTAAAAAGTTCAGTATTCTTCCTTTTTTGATAATTTACTTTTATCATTATTAGGTAATTAATATATAAATTATATGTGTTTTTAACTTATTATTTATTCTTATATTATAATGGAATTTAGAATAGAATTTAATAATTTAAATGTTCCGATACCTGATTCCACAGGATTATTACCTCAAATAAACAATCCAACTTATCAGGAAATATTTAGACGTGTTCAAACAAATGATGCTCCCGTATCAAGATTTAAAAAAGGTTTTGTAGGTTGTAAAATATCACAACTGGTAAATACATTAATTTGTTTAATATGGAAACCTGAATTGAATAGAGAAGTTCCTCCAGAAATTTTAAATTATATTGTAAGATTTATAATTATAGCATTTGATAAATGTATGACTTCATCAGTTAGTAATAGGCCGTTATTTCATTTTATTATGCAGAATCCAGCTTATATAAATTACGAAATTTTAAGTGGTTCTAATTTAGTTAGAACTATTAATCCAGAGCTACGTTCTTTTTTTATTATGGGACTTGTTAAAGACCCAACAGAAGAATATCCACATGGAGTTATATCTCATTTTTTTACTATAATTAAACGTGATAGTGGGTTTAGTATATTATCATCTTATGGAAGTGTTTGTGTTGCAGTTCCTCAAAAAGAAACACCATTAGAATTATCAGAATTATCAGAATGTATTCAAGCATTAGAAAAACAGCGTAGTTCTAATATAAAAACAAAAGCAGCAGCCGATTTGTTTGTTATAAGATTTATTCAAAAATATTTTTTATCTGATGGAGAAATAAAACGCCATTCTGAAAGAGATGAAGAGACAAGAAGAATGGGATATGAAACTTATACACCTAAAGAAGGTGTAGAAATAGAAATTAAAAATTATACTCATTCTTTTCATCGTTTTTTTTATTTTCCGGATTATACTGATTTAGTAGAAATTAATGCTAGAAGTGCTTTAGATGAGATACAATCAAGAGGTGGTAATAATAAATATTTAAGAAGATATAGAAGAACAAATAAAGTTAAAAGAGTTAAAAAAACTAGAAGAAATAAAAATAAAACTAAAAAGTCTAGAAAAAATAGAAAATAAAAAATAAATTCGTTTTTTATTATATTTAAAAAATTAAATATAATATATGACACTTGAATTAAAAAAATTTGATATGAAAAGCATTAGTTTTAAGCCGAATGAAAATAAAGGCCCTGTTGTTGTATTAATAGGAAAACGTGATACTGGTAAATCCTTTTTAGTGAGAGACTTACTTTATTATCAGCAAGAAATCCCAATTGGTACTGTTATTTCTGGCACTGAAGAAGGTAATGGATTTTATGGCAAAATGGTTCCCAAATTATTCGTTCATAATGAATACAATACTGCGATTATTGAAAATATTTTGAAACGTCAACGCACTGTTTTGAAGCAAATTAAAAAGGAAATGGAAACATATAAACGTAGCACTATTGACCCACGCGCATTTGTTATATTAGATGACTGCTTATATGACAACACATGGGCTCGTGATAAGATGATGCGTTTACTCTTCATGAACGGGAGACATTGGAAGGTCATGTTAGTCATCACAATGCAATATCCCCTCGGTATTCCACCCACACTGAGAACCAACATAGATTATGTTTTTATTCTTCGAGAAAATTACATAGCAAATAGAAAAAGAATATATGAGAATTATGCGGGTATGTTTCCAACATTTGAGAGCTTTTGTCAAGTGATGGACCAATGTACTGAAAATTATGAGTGTCTAGTTATCAATAATAATTCCAAATCGAATAAACTACACGACCAAGTATTTTGGTATAAGGCTGACAACCATGGTGACTTCAGATTAGGCTCTAAAGAGTTCTGGGAACTATCCAAGGGAATGAAAGATGAAGATGACGAGGAACAATATGACCCTAACTCAGTTAAGAAGCGTGGTGGAGGACAAAAAATCAGCGTTAAAAAAGCAAATAAATGGTAGAAAGTGCTTTTATAAAATCCACTTTCAAAATATAAAAGCAGTTTCAAATAACTTAAAGAGTATCCTATTATAAAGTATATAACAAGATGCAAGAGCTAAATATTGTAGAACTTATAGAGAAAAATCCAATCTCCAAGCTGTCAAAGGAATATAATAACAAATTAATAAATAAAATTAAGGATAATTTTACTAGTTTTGAACAACAATTATTTGTAAGTAGTTTTTATTGCTACTTAAATTATGATAAAAATATAGATTTTGTGCTTGATTTAGATGATATATGGAAATGGTTAGGGTTTAGTCAAAAAATTAGAGCAAAGGAATGTATAGAAAAATATTTTAAGTTAGATATTGATTACAAAACCGCTTTCTCTAATGAGAAAGCAGTTTCTAAACAAGAAACAATTATTAAACAAAATGGTGGTCAAAACAAGCAAACTATATTATTAACAATTAAATGTTTCAAGTCATTATGTTTAAAAACTCAAACTAAAAAGGCAGGAGAAATTCACGAATATTATATGAAAATGGAAGAAGTTTTACATCAAATTGTGGAAGAAGAAACGGATGAATTAAAACTCCAATTACAGCAAAAAGAAAATATTATTTTGGAAAAAGATAATACAATTAAAAATTCTAAAAAGGAAAAACAAAAAGCCGTAGAGCAAGCCATAATTGTTCAATTCCCATTAAATACTGAATGTATTTATTTTGGTACAATTGATAATACGAATGAAGCAAAGGAGAAATTAATTAAATTTGGACATACAAATGACTTGTCTACTAGAATATTAGACCATCGTAAAAAATACAACAATTTTGTTTTGGTAGAAGCATTTAGAGTTCAAAATAAAGTGGAAATTGAAAATCTAATTAAAACATATCCAAAAATAAAAAAACAAATTCGTACACTTGAACTAAATGGAAAAAACAAAACAGAAATAATAGCATATGATGCTAATAATTTTACTATTGAGAAATTAACTAAACATATAAAGGACATTATTCATTCAAAAACCTACAGCATAGATAATTTTAACAGATTAATGAAACAAAATGAAAAATTAGAAGATGAAAATAGGGAATTGAGAGAGAAAAATAAAAGTCAAGAACTTATGATTATTGAAAAAAATCTTAAAATTAATGAGTTAAATGATTTACTAGAAAAAAATCAAAAAATAATTAATTCTGTTAATAATGAGAATCAATCTGTATATCAAAATGTATTATTGCCTGAAGATGATATGAATAAAAAATTCAATGAGTTTGTAAATAGTATTTGTATTGTACGAACAGATGTAGAAGAATTATCCGTAAATATAGAAGGGCGATATCGTTTATGGAGTCAAGTTAAACCTACAAAAGAAGCATTTCACGCACTAAAAAATTATTTGGACATAAGATTTAAACCAAAACGTATTCAAGGAAATCATGGCTATATTGGCATCAAATTAAAACCTGTTGAATATAAAAAAACTAAGGAAAATTCTAATGTTGAAACATTTTTATTTCAAGTGTGTCAATTTTCCGATTGTGGTAAAATTTTAAATTCTGTTTTACTATCAGAATATCAAAAATGGAAAATATCTGTTGGTAAAGAATTGTCAGATAATGATATGAGAGAAATAAAAGAATATTTAAATGAAACACCTTATGCTCTTAAGGCAACTGTATGGACATCTGAAGGAAATAATGAAGGATATTATGGGTTGTCTTTAAAACAACATGACTATAAACCTAAACTTATATCGTCAACTGGTAAAAAAGTATATAAGAGAGAAACCCAAAGCGATTTATTATTAGCAACATGGGATACAATCGCAAAAGCAGCTGAATTAGAAGGAATATCTGCTGCAAAGATGAGTCGTTGTGTAAAAAATAAAATTATAATAGATGATTATTATTATAGTGTTATTTAAAATTTAATATTTTGAAACTGTGTTTTTATTTTTATGGTAACAAGGTCCGCATCGTGTTCTCCAATTTTCGTTCTTCATTTTTTTAAAATATTCATTACAATCTTGACATTTTTCCAATTTTCTATTATCAAAATAACAATCACTACAACATGTTTTCCATGTTCCATCTTTTTTAACTTCAAATTCGTCATCACAATACTCACAATTTTTTACCATAATTTTATTAATAAAATTATGATGACATTTATAACATCTTTCAGACGGTTTTAAAATATCTCTGTCACAATCTATACATTGTCTTAATTTTTCATCACAATCAAGACAATATAAATCATTAACTATTTTATATTTGAGAAATTTTTCAGGACACATTTTACATTTTTCTAAACACCATTTTTGTTGACAATTTATACACAAATCAGTTATTCCTTTAAAATCTAACTCGCAATTTAAACATTCTTTTAAATCATAACATTTATTACATAACTTATTGAAACATTCTTTTTCATTTATAAATTTATGTTTACATTTTGAACAATCCTTACTATTATGTTTAATTTTAAAAACAACTCTTTGAATTCTCTCTTTTTGTTCTTGCGGACAACATATAGAACATAATAACATTTTATCTATATTATTAAATATTACATCTTTTTTACAATTATAACATTTCTTGCTTGAATGACTATTTGGATTATTTTTATTTAATTTTTGTAATTCTTTATTAAAAAGTTCTAAGTTTTTTCTTGTTCTTTTTTCTTCTTTTTTCATTAAATTTATTTCAATTTTCATTTGTTTTTCTTCTTCTTTCAATAATTTTTTGTCTTGTCTCTCTTGTTTTTTACTTTGTCTTTCATTTTCATAAAATCCTTCGGGTAATCCTTCTTTTCTTTCGCGTTCTTTTTCCTTATGTTCTTTAAGTTTTGCTTCATTAGTTTTATAATTAGGGTCATTTTTACTTATTAAACCATAATGTTTATTACATACAGAACCTATATTAAAATTAATACCGCTATGAATATTTTGAAACTTATGAATATACATAAGAGATTCATTACAAATACAAGTTTCAAGTCCATAATCTCTTACATCATAACCACAAGGCTTAAAATCACTATCTTCTTCTATATTATTAAATGCTAATTTAAAATCAGCAAATGAATTAAAAGTGTGAATCATATATTCAGGATAACTTAAAGCTAATACAAAGGCAAGATTATCTGTTTGTGTAGGTTTTTTACCATTTTTTGCCATCATATAATTTTTTAATTGAATATGAAATATTTCATAACTTGTTTGTTTAGATAAAAAGTCTTGATGGTCTGGGTCTTGTGCTGTTCTAGAAACTTGAATAATTAATTCTTTCATTTCATCATCCAAAATAATATTAGTGAATTCACGTCTTTTTCGTTCTGTTCTTTCACGTGTAAGATTACGACTTTCTCCTTCATTACTAGATGTATCATCTGTTGTATTAAAATTTTCATGGTCATCTTCAAAATCATTATCAGAATTGAATTCCATGTTGATTAGTTTTAATATTATAAGTACATTAAAAATTAATCAATTTTATTTATATATATTATTAATTAATGTTTATGTATCATTAAAATGAATAGTAACTGGATATTTTATATAGCAATATTCTCTCCAAGTAGTATGATAATTCTGATTCAATTCACACCAATCGAATAAAAACTTTTTATTCGATGCTTTAATAGGAAAGGGTTCCCATAAATTGTATTTAAAATTATACAATAAATTCATAATTCCCATTTCATTTGTTTTACAAAAAGTATATTTATTCATTGCTTCTATTAACTGTTCTTTATCACAAAGATTTAAAATAAATGTATCATAAATCCAAATACAATTAAGCATATATTGTGAATCCAAAATATGACTACCAAACTCGGTTTTTAATGATTCAATAAGTTCCAAACTATCATAACTTATTTGACATTTAAATTTTTGAGGTTCACTACTTTTGCCATCTATAGGTGCCAATATTTTGTTTTTATAATCAAGTTCTAATAAATATTTAACATCATCTAAAACTCTTAATCCTGCATCTAAATAAATAACACGTTTCCACTGCATAAAATAATCGTCAAATATGTGTATTTTTTCCCATTGATTTGTTTTTGTAATTTCTCTCTTATCAGTTGTATCTTTAAAACCATTGGAACCAATTTTATCGAGCATTATACTTTTATCTATTTTATCAAATTTTTTCTCAATAATATCATAAAAATCTTTAAAATTCACATTTATATTAAAATCAATTGTAATTAAAACAATTTGTCCTTTCCATTTGCCCTTACTTCTCAAATCAATGATAGTTCTTTTTGCTTTATCAAAATAGTTCAAATCGGTTACTAATGTAAAAACAGTATCACTATTATCTTGTAATATAATAGACGAAACTTGATTAACTTTTTCTTCTATAATTATATCCTTATCTGCTATAGATGTATAAAAAACATATTGTTCTTTTGTCATAACTTTGTGAAATGTAATCGCATCAGTTAATTGAAAACTATTTTCATGTTCAGCTAAATAAAAAAGATTATTGTTAATTTGATTTATTTTATTAGTTTTAGCGATTTCTTGTATCCATAGACCAATACATAAATCGTCACACCAATGTTTGTAAGAATTATTTATACCAATTTTTCTAACATATTCAGTAATAAGAGCATATAAAGTTTTTGATAGCGTGTAACCAGCTCCACCTGACATATATAAACAAAATTCATCTTTAATGTGGTCTAATTCTTTACCAATATAATAATTTTCATTTGAATTATATTTTGTTAATAAATTTTTAAGTCTATTTTCAAAAACAAATGTATCATCATCAATAAATACGTACCAATCATAATGAGAAATATTAGTATTGTAAATAAAATGAATATATTTCCATGTTATATTTTTTTCATCATCCATACAATACCACCCAAATTGTCTATTATCAATATTCGGTTTTGATGTGAGATAATAAATATCATCTTTGTTAACATTTTTTAACATAATATCCATTTGGTACTTAACTCGCG